CCAAAACGTAAGACTACACAAGCAGTTAAAAACTATAAGTATGCAGTCGAAACTTATATCAGAAACTTCTTTAAATCTCGAGCTGCTACATTGTATGCTCGAGAAAGAGGGTGGGAGTTTATAATTGTAACCGAAAAATTTCTTAAATCATGACATTATTAAAAGACTTAATAAGAAAAGAAATCAAAGAGGCTGGTGGCCAAGGTAAAGCAATAAGAGATGCTGAAATTTGGTACATCAAAGCTAAACGAGATTCAAAAGATACAACGTTAGTTAAGACTAATGAAAGATTTAAACGAGGTAAGATATACATGTTCAAATATGTTGACCCAAAGACGATAAAGAATATGAAATCATGGGATGCAAATCCAGTTGTTCTTTCAATGGGACAAGATGACCATGGGAACGATATTGGAATAAATCTTAATTTTCTACCAAACCAGCTTAGATTAAAAATCATGGATAAAATAATGGAAGCTTATGCTGTTAATATCAAGGCTGCTATTCGAGGTAGAAACAAAGGAAATGCAAAAGCACAAGCTCAAGTAATAGGTTTATATTATAATAACTTAGTAAGAGTTTTATCAAGAGTAGGTTTTAATCATTCAGTAAGAACATATATAACTGGTAGAAAGTCGGAACAATATGTTCTATCATATGACTCATGGCCAAAGGTAACATACTTAAATGTAGCAGAAATAAATAAAGGACTTAAGAAATGAAAGTAAAAGGATTTAAAGAATATAATCTGCTTATAGAAGCAGCACAGAAATTCAAATTGAATTTACCTAGTGAAGTGATGGAACTTCATAAATTATTCAAGAAAAGTGGATTCAAATTATACGTAGTAGGTGGAGCAGTTCGTGATGCTTTATTAGGTAAGAAACCTAAAGACTATGATGTAGCTACTGATGCAACACCTGCTCAAGTAGATAAGATAATTGCAGGTAAGTACAAAACTATAGACGGTGGAAAATCTAAAGATTTAGGTGTGACAATTGCAATAATCAATGGCGAACCATTTGAGATTGCAACATTCAGAGAAGATTTAGGTAAAGGTCGTAGACCAGATGGTGGCGTTAAGTATTCTACAATCGATAAAGATGTTTTAAGAAGAGACTTAACTATTAACGCTTTGTTCTATGATATTGAAACTCAAGAAATCGTAGACCTTGTCGGCGGTGTAAAAGATTTAGAGAATAATAAAATCAGAACTGTTGGAGATGCAAAAGCTAGATTCGATGAAGACCCACTTAGAAAACTAAGAGCAATTAGATTTGCCGGTGTTGCTGGTTCTAAACCAGATAAGGCAATTGAATCAGCTCTAAAGGCTGACAATAGTTTAGATGGAGTTTCTCCTGAAAGGATTCGTGATGAGTTTAAGAAAACTATTTCTAAGGCTAAAGATACTACACACCCACTTCGATTATTAAAAGACTATGGATTCTTCCCAATGATATTACCAGGGTATGATATTGACTTCAATTTTGTTAATTCAAACAAGTGGATTATCAATCTTGCTCAGTTAGTTAGAATGAATGATGATAATCTGATAAAGAAGATGACAAAGCATAAGTATGGTGCAGATGAGACTCGAGATATTATATTCCTTAAGGAGTTTATGAACCTGACACCAGAGACAGTCCTAGCTGTTGAGAACAAGTGGAAGATTGCGCAGGCAGGTGTTAACAAAATCGGCCCACAAGATTTAATGACCTTTGCAAAATGGAATAATATGAATCTAAAGATGGTTAAAGCATTCTTAAAATTCAAGCCTACAGTTAAAGGAAATGAAGTAATGAAAGAATATGGTATTAAAGGTAAAGCAGTTGGTGACAAAAAGAATGAACTTGAAGCTGAGAACTTTAAAAAACTTTTCTAATGATATATAAAAAGAACAATAATAATTAAAAAATAAAAAGATATGCCAGGTTGGTTAGATAGATTTGGACCGTTCAGCGCTCCTACAAAAATTTCGAAATCCTTACAAGATTTAAGTTCATTCGGAATGAAATACGATGACATGGTTATTCGTAATTCTCAAGGTATTGGTATTATAGAAGACCAAATTGGATATACGAATATAAATCCATTTGGCGTAGCAGATGATGACTTATGGTACCCATTTGCGGCCCTTTCAATGAGTGATATTTCTTTTAAGAAGAAAATTGGCTTCTTTGATAGAGACTACCAAGAAAAAAGAGAACAACTTAGAATATTCTCAATGCAAGATGAAATCGAGGACATCCTTGATACGCTTTGTGATGAGACAATAGTATACGACAGTAAGAATTACTTTGCTTATGGCGACTTATTAAACCTTGATGTTCCTGAGAACGTTGAGAAGTACATGAACAAAGCATTTAATAACATTTACCAATATTTTGGTTTCAATCAAGACCAGTCAGCATGGTACTACTTTAGAAAGTGGTTAATCGACGGCTACCTTGCATTTGAAATTATCTACAATGATAAGCAAGATGAGATTATTGGTTTTAAAGAACTTGATGCAGTTACACTTGTACCAGGAGTAGATAAACAAACCAATAAGAAAGTTTGGTATCAGTTTAAAGATGTACCAGGAAAAGAGAGAATGATGTTTGATTCACAAATCATATACTTATCTTACGGTTCTATTACAACAGCTTCTAGAGTAAGCTATGTAGAACGTTTAGTACGTTCATTCAACTTATTAAGAATAATGGAACACACTCGTGTTATATGGGCTGTGACAAATGCTTCTTTCAAGATGAAGTTTATTATTCCAGTAGGTGGTAAATCTAAAACTAGAGCGAAACAATCGTTAGCTCAGTTAATGCAGAATTATAGAGAGGTGGTTGACTTCGATTTTGAATCAGCTGACCTTAAAGTAAATGGTAAGCCAATGATGCAGTTCAATAAAGAATATTGGTTACCACAAAAAGATGGAGATTCTCCTGAAATTGAAACACTAGCAAATGAAGGTCCAGACTTAAGTGACACTGATGCACTAAAATATTTTGATGATAAGTTAAAGTTAGCTTCTAAAATTCCTTTCAGTAGATTCGATACAGAAAGCCCAGCAACTTACGAAATGTCAGCAGATGGTTTAATAAGAGAAGAAATAAAATTTGCTAAATTTATAAGAAGACTTCGTTCAAGTTTCCAAGAGATATTAGTTAAGCCTTTATTTTTACAGATGGCACTTAAATTTCCTGAACTTAAACAAGACTCAGCATTTCAAACTAGCGTAGCACTTCAATTCAATGAAGAAAACATGTTCGCTGAATTAAAAGAAATGGAAATCTTCGAGAAGAGAGTTGATTTTATATCTACAATGAGAGACAGTTTAGTTGAAACTGATGAAGATATGAATGACGTACCTTACTTCGACCTCGACTTTTTAATCAAACGATTCTTAAAAATGGCCCCAGCTGATTTAGAGAAAAACGCAGCCATAAAGAAGAAAAAAGCAGATGATGCAGGCGACGGAAGCGAAGACGATATTGATTTTTAATATCTTGTGCGAAATGCACTAAGTTTTTCGCAAGATATATAAATATATAAAAAAAAATTAATCTACATATATGTCAGAACAATTAAAACACCTTCTAATTTTAGAGACAGCTCCTGCTGTACAGGTACAGAAGGATGAAAATGGTAATTATGTGTTTGAAGGTATTTTTGGCGAAATAGGAGTCAAGAATAAGAACGGAAGAATATATGATGAATCAGAATATTTACCACAGATTGAAGGCTTACAAGAGAAAATTGGCGCTGGAACATTATTAGGTGAATTAGACCATCCACAAAACTTTGACGTTTCTTTATCAAAAGCTTCACACGTTATAGAGAAACTAGAATACGATAAAGAATCTAAACAAGTATTAGGAAGAATCAGATTACTGGATACTACACATGGTAAAGAAGCCCAAGCACTTGCAGAAGGTGGCGTACCACTTCATATCTCATCTAGAGCAGCAGGTGTTGTAGAATCTAATGGACACGTTAGAATTAAGAAATTATTTACTTATGACTTAGTTGCTGACCCTGGATTTGCAAATGCACAGCTGAAAAGAGTGAATGAGCAGTACGGTTTTACAAATGATGATAACGTTCATGTTTTTGAAGTACCAGAAGACTTTTTCCGCGATACATATATTAAAGAAAATAACCCTGAGAACATGGAAGATAATAAATTTGTTTCAACTCCGGATTTTGAAAAATGGTCAAAATATATTTCAGAAGAAATCACTGGTTTAAAAGGTGCACTGAAAGAAACCAAAACAGAATCAGGTATTGAATATTCTGAAGCAATAGCACAGAAGGTTAATCAATTATTTGAATATGTTAACTATATCGGTGGTAACGTAGATAAATTAGTTAGTCATAACAATTATCTTACTGAAGGTTTAAATAAAGTTAAAGATTATTCAGGACATGTTGGCGAAGGTGCTAACAAATCTGTAGAATTTAGCAATTACTTAAGCGAAACATTAGAAACCGTAGTAAAACATTTAAACCACGTTGCAGAAAAGACTAATCAAGGTATTAACTTTGGTGAGTATCAAGGTGCAGAATTAGAAAAAGCAATTAAGTATATTGAGCACGTAGCAACTGGAGCAAACCAAATAAAAGAATACTCAAAATATATAGGTGAAAGTTCAAATGATTTAGCTAAATATACAAACTATTTAGGTGAAGGTTTTAACAAGCACGTTAACTATACCGAATACCTTAAAGGTAATCTTGAGAACGTTGGTAACTATTCAAATACAGTTGGAGAAAAATTCAACAAATTCGTAAACAAATCTGCAGCAGTTCATGTTGAAGAGAATGCGAATACTAATACGAACACAAACGATACAAAAGTGGAAACTAAACCAAAAGATTATAAAGAAGAAATTTCAGAAAAATTAAATATGATTCTCGAATCTGCTAAGAAGCAAACAGTAGAAGGTACAATGCATTTCATGCAATTTTTACCAAAAGAGAAGCAAGACGGATTTTATGCACTTGATGCAGAAAAACAAACCGTCGTTGTAAAGGCGTTTGAAGGCAAGAACTACTTTAATAAAGAACAAGTAGAACAGATTTATGAAACGGCAATTAAGCCAGAGGAAAAGAATGATGGTCTTGGATTTATCAGAGACATGGGAACAGAATACCGTGAAACATGGGATAAATTAAGCGAAGCTAAAAAGAATCAGATTATAGCCGAATCGAAATACTCAAAATTAGACACTCAGTACCAGATTGATAATTTCTGGCAAACAAGAGATTTAAGAGATGTTTCTATTGTAATTGAGAAAGTTAATGAAAGTAAAACTACAGCGAAAGTTGAAAATACCGCAATTGACGAATCGAAAGCGCAATATATAATCCAATCTGTTAAAAGAATGAATGGTAAATATTAAAAGCCATTCGAAAAAAACAAACGAAAAAGAAAAAAAGTAAAAATACACATGAAACTTATAAACGAAGCAGAAGTTAGAGCAACATGGACTCCTATTATCAAGGAAGCAACTGGCGTTGAAGACGCTAATAAACTTGGTTGGATGTCGAAATACGCTCACTTTCACAATCTTTACGAAGATGCGAACAACTTAGTACACCTTAATCCAGGTATGAACGTTCCAGGTATGGGACCAGTAACACTTCCAGGTGACCCAGGTACACAAAATGCATTCACTAGCCAAACAACTGGTTCTGGTGACAAAGCTTATAGTTTACTTCCACTTGCATTGCAAGTAGCAGCACAAACTATTGGACTTGATTTAGTACCTGTTATTCCAATGAGTGGTCCTCTTGGAATGATGACTTATTTAGACTTTGTATATGCAGGTGGTACTATCGGCGCTGTAACAGGTGGAACTGATGGAACTGAAGCACCATTATTAGTTAAATTCCCAGCAACAGCATCAACTGGAGCAGCGGCATTAGCAGAAGGTGATGTAGCATACACACAAATAGCAGCTGGTTCAACAACTGCAACATTCAGATTAACCTTTGTAGGTAACTCTAGAATTGATAACTATCCAATCTTTAAAGTAGAAACTTCAACAGGTGTTGCTGCAACTACTTATGCTAAAGGTCTTGCAACTCCTAACGACACATTAGGTATGGCAATTACAGCAGGTAATAGCTTATTCTCTAACCATACTACACAGAATGCATCAACTGATGTTCTAGAAATAGACGGTGCAGCTGAATTAGTAAAAGCACTTGAAGACCATATTACTGGATTCTCAGGTAGCGGATTATCAGGACTTGCTGGTTCTACGTTTAATTCTAACTCTCCTTATTCAAGAGGCGAAGGTGAATCACAACAAGATAACATTATGGGTCTTAGTTTATTCAACAAGTCAGTTGAAGCTAAAACTTTCCAAGTAGCAGCAGCAGTTACTAGAGAGCAAATCCAAGATTTAAAACAATTCGGTATTGACGCAGTAGCTCAAGTAGAAGCAATTCTTACTAACGAACTTACTCAATCAATTAACAAGAATATCTTAGACAGATTATTCGCATTAGGTAACACTAATAATAGCCAGATTGAAGCTTATGATAGCACTCAGCTTTCATTATACATCGCAACAGGTGGTACTACAACTTTCGCATTAGGAAACGACAACGAAGGAAATGCAGTAGTTACTGGTAATGTACCAGCATCAACACCAACAGCAGGTGATAACAAAGGAACACTTCAAAGACAAATTCTTTCTAGAATTTTAGCAGCAAGTAACCTTGTATCAATCAGAGGTAGAAGAGGAGCAGCAAACTTCGCAGTAACTAACGGACAAGTTGCAACAGCTTTACAAGATATCTCAGGTTTCGTACCTTACGCAATGGCCAACACGTTTAATCAACAAGGTGGTTCACTTTATCCAGTAGGACAAGTAGCAGGCGTAACAGTATACGTTGACCCATATATGGGTTGGAATGACAACAGAGTATTAGTTGGAAGAAAAGGTGACGGTAATTCACCAGGTCTTGTATTCATGCCTTATTTAATGGCAGAATCAGTATCTACAATTGCAGAAGGAACAATGGCTCCTAAAATTGCTATCAAGTCTAGATATGCATTAGTTGAAGCAGGTTTCCACCCTCAATTATATTACTACACATTCGGTGTTGACTTCAGCACTTTCCAAATGATTTAATCGATTGATTAATTATATTATAAAGGAACTCCTAGTGAGTTCCTTTTTTTGGGTTATATGATACCATTGAAATACTAATTAGACTGATTAGGTCAGTTCGCACAATGATGTAGATTCATTCTATTGTAATAACTTAAGTAAGACATGATAAACCAGCTGGGTTCTCAGCTAATTTTGACAATGGTTCGAGTATTTGTCAGAGATATATAAACAAAGAAAAAAATTGTACAATATGGAAATTAAAGTACTTGACAGTTATATCGATAATTGTATTAAAGAAAATAAATCACCAGTATTTGATGAGTTCAAATCATTGAATGAAAGTAATATAGAAGAATCATTATATGTTCAGCATATGAATGAAGAAATCTTTGAACTTTATGTAGCACACAAAACTGCAGACACTGTAATTAGTCTTAACGAATTTAATAAGATAATGTCTTTTGAAGAATTTGTAGGCCAAATGGAAGAAGAAGGTGAAGAAGGCGATGAGCACGAAGAAGAAGAATCTGATGAGGAAGAAGATGCCGAAAAGAAAAAAGGCGATGACGACGAAGAAGAAGGTTCTGAAAAATCTGGCGAAGAAGCTGATAAAGAGAAAGAAGAAAAAGAAGCAGCTGCGAAGAAAGAAGAAGAAGAAAAAGCTGCAGCAACTAAGTCAGATGATGATGACGAAGAAGAAGACGAAGAAACTTTAGAAGCTAAAAAAGTAGCAGAAGCTAAGAAACTTAAGGAAGAAGAAGAAACAGAAGCTAAGAAGAAAGAAGAAGAACTTGAAGAATCTAAGAAATTAGAGGAAGAAGAAGCAGAAGCTAAGAAGAAAGAAGAAGAACTTGAAGAATCTAAGAAATTAGAGGAAGAAGCAGAAGCTAAGAAACTTAAGGAAGAAGAAGAAGCTGCCGCAGCTGAAGAAGCTGAGGAAGATGAGGATAAAAAAAAAGTCTAACTGAAATAATTGACGAAGCTAATGTTCTTTTCGAAGGAGACCAGGACTTAGGTGCGTTATTAGATAAAGGATTCAGCACAGCTAAGACTGCAGCAGGAGTTGCAATTGGTGGTGCTGGATTGTTAGGGTTTGGTATATTTAAAGCAATATCAAATCTAAGAAAAGCTAAGAAAGTTAAACAAGCTACTTTAGCTATTGGTTCTAAGAAGATAGAAGACGTTAATCATCAGGTTGCAATTTCTAAACAGAAAGCTGACATAGCTGAAATGGACCCAGAAAAAGCTAAAGGTGCAAAAGAAAAGCTTAAGAAACAAACTGATAAATTCCATGCACAAGCTGACCACAGAAAGGCTCAGATAGAAAAAATGGAACAAGAACTTACAGATAAAATAGGTGGTTCTAAATATTTAGGTAGAATACATCAAAAATACAAAGCTGATTCAGAAGCTGCCATTGCAAAAACCAAACTTGACAATGCAGATATACTTCAATTAGCTCCTGATAAGATTAAAGAACTCAAATTAAAACATAAAGAACTTCAACAAGCCTCTACAGAATTAGAAGCAGGGTTAAAGGACGAGACTGATAAGCTTAAAGCTGACACTAAAGATGTTAAAGATGGTTCTGCAGAAAAAGTTGCACCTCTTATAAGAAAAATAGATGGAATTAATAAAAACATCGAAGCAGTTGCAAAAGATATTGAAGCAGCTGGTGGAGAAATTGAAGCTGAAGAGAAAGATGCAGAAGATGCTGAAAATAAAAAGAAAGAAGATAAGCAAGATGCTGAAGACGATGACGGTGGAGGAATTGGTTCTAAACTTAAAAACCTTGTAAAGAAAGAAAGTGTAGATGAAGCTGCATCAGATAAGATTGATGAATTAGAGAAAGACCTTTATAAGTTACTTCATAAGAGACAGGTTATTATTACAGATATTAATAAGTTGATGGATAAAGAAGACGCAAGAAAGGTTAGTCAAGAAAAAGAAAAAGAATATTTAGATAAAATCACAAAGATTGGTGGAACAGCTGATACTGATGCAACATCTAAAGTTAAAGACGAAGAAAAAGGACCTTCTGATGCTGAAAAGGCACAAGCTGATTTAGACATTGCAAAAGGTGAACAGGAAGTACTTGTTAAAAAAATGAACAAGGCTAAAGAAGATGGTGATACTGCTGGCTATGATGCAGCTGCAAAAGAAGTATCAGCTCAATCAAGAGCAATTGATGATATTGAAAAAGCTTTAGGAGATGCAGGTGGTACAAAGAAAGAACCTGAAAAGAAAGAAGAAGAACCTGAAAAGAAAGAAGAAGATACTCCAGAAGAAATTGATAATAGCGAATATGAAACAAAAGCTAAAGAATTAGAAGATGCAGGTTGGTCAAAATCAACACCATCTACTGAAGAGTTAGATAAATATGAACAGAAAGATATTATTAAGAAAGTAAAACCAACTACTGCTAACGACAAAGGTGAAATTTCTGTATCATTCTGGAAAGAGAAAGAATCAACAGCTGATGAAACTCAAGAAAAAGTAGAACACAACATATCAAACATAAGAAATCTTTTAGCTAATTCAGAAGCTTTAAAAAACTTATATAAATAATCAACAGAAGGCCTACAATACGTAGGCCTTTTTAATCTCTTCTAAGTATGCCAATTAATCGAAACATTCAACGTAAAGTTAATATAAAACCTAGTATTGTTAAGAAACAGACTAAGCAAAAGGCTGTGGAATTTACTAATGCACCTATTAAAAATCAAAAGATGTCAAAGATAGTACCTAAAGATAAAATTAAACGAACACATGTTCTTCCTCATAGAGATGAGAACAATAAGCTTAAGAAAATCTGGAATGGTGATACTGTTTATATCGTAGGAGGTGGCCCATCTCTTAAAAATTTCAATTGGAATCAACTTAAAGGTAAACATACAATAGCTATTAATAAAGCTTTTCAGGTTATGCCCTGGTCAGAAGTAGTATACTGGACGGATGCGAGATTCTATCGTTGGAATAAACCTGCTATAGACAGTCTTAAAGGTATTAAGGTTACTTGTAGAAATGCACCTAGCCTCGCGCCAGACGTAGTACTATTAACTACATCAGGTAGGACAGGTCTAGATAAAAGACCAAACTTTATAAGAGCTGGAAACAATTCTGGCTTTGCTGCAATTAATGTAGCTTTCCATTTAGGTGTTAAAAAGATTTACTTACTTGGATTCGATATGGAATCTGGTGATGGAAAGACTCATTGGCATGAAGGATACGGTATACGTCACGACCATAAGATTTATGAACGAAATATGATTGGTAACTTTGATGGGGTATTTGAACTGCTTAAAACTGAAGGTATCGAATTATGGAATGCAAATCCAAAATCAAAACTAAGAAGTATTCCAAAGTGCACAGTAGAAGATGCACTTAACGACTGTCCTGTTCGGACTTCCTAACAAATTCTTTATAGGTTTCTTCCTGATGCTTATATAAATATTCACATGCTTTTCTAAATTTTACAGAAGACTGTACAATACGGTCATCTACAAATTGACCTTT